GGAAAGAATCATCGTGGCGGGCACGATTATTGCCTTGCGTTCCGAGGCAACTGGAGTGATTAATCGTCATATAAGGCAACGCCGATGAAAGTACGAGACGTAATCAATGCGATTGAGAGAGGCGGGTGGGTGCTCGACCGGACGCGCGGCGACCATAGGCAATATGTCAACCCCACCAAACCAGAACTCGGAACGGTTACTGTTCCCGGCCACCCCGGCGACGACATGCCAGCCGGAACGCTAAACTCAATACTGAAGAAGGCAGGGCTCAAGAAATGAAAAAGTATGCAGTCGTCTTTGAGAAAGCCGCCCACAATTGGAGCGCTTATGTGCCCGACCTCCCTGGATGCGTGACCACGGGCCAGTCCATCGAAGAAGCGCGGCGCCTGATCGCAGAAGCAATCGAATTTCATATCGAAGGAATGCGCCTGCATGGTGAGGCTGTGCCCGAACCGACCGCAGTGGCAGAAACGGTAATGGTCCGGGCGGCGTAGACGCCCTCCAAAGATGACCGCCGTACCGTGCAGCCTCACGCCGCCTCGCAACAGACGGCTGTTTCCGTTGTCGGCGCGATGATTGCCTTGCATTCCGGGCGCACCGGAGTGATCAATCGTCATGCAAGGAGAGATAAGTAGCATGGTACGAAACGCAAACAAACAGCCCAGGACGAACGCCACGCCGGGATTCGCCATCGAGATCAAAGACGACACCGAGCTTGGGCTGGCGATGCTAATCGCCGACTTCGGGAACGGGCGATACCAGCCGATCGGAGTGGTGATTAGCATCAACGAAGCGCGCGAGATTGCCGAGTGCAACATGCGCGCCCGGATGCGCGAACTCGAAAAAGGCGGCACGCCAGCCTGCCCGGAAAGCTACGTCGTATGGGCACAGGGACTGGAGGGCGACTATCGCGAACTCAAGCGCCTGATGCCGTAAGCTGCCCGCCGCCCGCCCCTCACGCCGCCGCCTGGCTACCAAGCCGGCGGCGGTTCTCTCCTTACGCCTGCACGCTCCCTGCCACCTGGTTACGCCGTCCCACCGGATGAACGTCCCGCGTGAACGTCCCGCGTTGACTCCTTCCGCATATCGATATACGATATTGACGTGATCAGCAGCTTCAAGGACGCCGAGACGGAGAAGGTCTTCCATGGTCTCCGGTCGCGTCCCTTCGATGCGATTGCGAAGACCGCTTATCGTAAACTGGCCATCCTCCACTCGGCGAGAACGCTGCATGACCTCAAGAGCCCAGGCCTGCACCTCGATGCTCTCAAGGGCGAGCGGGCTTGCCAGCACAGTATTCGCATCAACGATCGGTACCGTGTCTGCTTTGAATGGCGGAACGGCGAAGCGGCCAACGTCGAAATCGTGGATTACCATTAGAGGAGAACCGCAATGACCATGAAGCCACCACACCCTGGCGAAACCCTCAAAGAAGAGTACCTCGTACCCCTCGGCATGAGCGCCACCGCACTGGCAAAGGAACTCGGCATCGGCGTCCCCCGCCTCAACGAGATCGTCCGCGGCCGGCGCAGTGTGACCGCCGACACCGCACTGCGCTTGGCGCGCTACTTCGGAACGACGCCGGAACTCTGGATCAACCTTCAGTCGTTTTACGATCTCCGCATGGCGCAGCGAAAGGCCGGCAAGACCATCGAGCGCCAAGTCACTCCCCGCCGCGCCGCGTAAGAAGTCGTCCCGGCCGCCCGGCAACGGGGGCTTTTCTCGTTGGGGCAAAATGCCCTTAGGCTATTGCTTTCCTGCCGCCGGAGAGACATCAATGAAGGTGCCATGCAAACCTACCCACAGATCAACGCACTGAACCTGGAAGACGCACTGGCAGCCCTTGCAATCGCCGAGGTCTGCATCGAAGCCATCGATCCCCCAAACCGGCCGGAGCTCCAATCGAAAATCGACGCCATCAACGAACGCATCCGACGGCTCCAATCGACCAATGCCAGGTGCCAGAGCCGCATCGCCGCCAAGTAGCGACCCGCCCGATCACGCCGCCTCCGGATGGGGTGGATCGCCCAGTGAGCCACCGGCGTTTGTCCACCTGAGTGGACAACGCCGCCGGTCCATCTCTCCCGCCCAATCAAACCCGTTGGCCACTGTTCGCGCCCCGTTGGCCCACGCTCGCGCCCGAGCCTCGCGGTGGTAGAACGGCGCCAGCCGGACAATTGGCCCGCCTCACAGACAGCCCGCTTCGGCGATGCGCCGCATCGCGGGAACCGCCACTACGTAGGGCCCACCTCGGATCGGTAACGACTTCCCAAAGCAAGTCGGGAAACCGCGCGAGAACGCACTCTATCGTTGTCGTGGCATCGGCAAGCTTTTCTTGCGGCAATGCATCCCCGCGCTTCAATCGAGCCAACAGCGACCTCATCTGATCCGACAGTTCGGATTGGACGCTCATAGATCAGGCCCCCTCGTCAGGCCCCCTTGTTCCGCGAATCCATTATCCGTATCGCGTCTCCACACGTGTGCCACAGCCCGGTCAGGCAGCATCAAGCAGCCGTGAGTGGTTGATCCTGTCCATCGAACACCTCCACACCGCCTCCCACTCTCCCAGCAGACACGGCCGCGAATGTTTCTCCGGTGGCTTCGAGCACCGCCGGCTTACCAGAGAACTCCATAAACCTGCGCACTACTACGTCGCAGTAGCGCGGATCGATTTCCAGCACGCGCGCCTGGCGCCCGGACTTCTCGCACGCGATGAGTGTGGTCCCGCTGCCGGCGAACGTGTCGAGGATGGTGTCGCGGGTCTTGCTGCTGTTGCGGATGGCGCGCTCCACCAACTCCACCGGTTTCATCGTCGGATGAATGTCGTTGGTATTCGGCCTTTTGATCGACCACACATCCCCCTGGTTCCGGTCGCCGCACCAGAAGTGCTGCGTGCCCTCGCGCCAGCCATACAAGATGGGCTCGTACTGCCGCTGGTAGTCGGACCGCCCAAGCGTGAACGTGTTCTTGGCCCAAATCACAAACGTCGACCAGTGCCCGCCGGCGTCGGTGAAAGCCTGCTTCAGGGTGTGAAGCTCCGACGAGGACATGCAGATGTACACGGCGCCCTTGGTCGTGGCCAGCACGTTCGCGCTGCCATCGTACAGGAACTGATAGAACTTTCCGCCCAAACTGTCGTTGCTGATCTTGAGCTTCCGCGCCGTCTTGCCCTCGTAATCGACGTTATACGGAGGGTCTAGAAAAGCCATGTCGGCCAACCCACCGGCCAGCACCTTCTCCACGTCCGCCAGGACTGTCGCGTCACCACACAACAAGCGGTGCGCGCCCATCACCCACACGTCCCCGGGCACCGTGATGGCGGTCTCGTGCGGCGCCGGAGCCGCGTCGTCTTCGGTCAGCCCGGTATTGTCCTGCTCCGGGTCAGCCAGGTACAGCTCCAACTCCTCATCGGAGAACCCCACGATCTCCAGGTTGTAATCGGCGTCCCGCAGGGCGTCCAGCTCCACGCGCAGCATCTCGGTGTCCCAGCCGGCGTTCTCGGCGATCTTGTTGTCGGCCAGGATCATGGCGCGGCGGTCGTTCTCGTCGAGATGGTCCAGAACGATCACCGGCACCTGCGCCAGCCCCAGCTTGCGCGCCGCCAGCAGCCGCGCGTGGCCGGCCAGGATCACGTTGTCGCCGGCCACCAGAATTGGATTTGTCCAGCCGAACTGCTGCATGCTGGCGGCCACCTGGGCCACCTGCTCCGGCGTGTGGGTCCTGGCGTTCCGGGCATACGGGATCAGCCGGTCGATGGGCCATCGCTCGATCTGCATGCCCTCGAGGAGCTCGATGATGTTCTTCATGCGTCAGTACTTCTCCCGCAGCCGCGTCCGGAGTTCCGGGTGCTTCACCACGATGGCTGGCAACTCCTCGATAGTCAGTTGCCGCGCCATAGCCAGGCGAGCGTGGCCGTTGAGGACCACGCCCCTGGCCGTGACGACGATGGGCGCAGCCACAAGATCACGACGCGTTGTCGGCTTGAGTGGGATCTTGGATTTGCCCATCGAAACTCTACGAGGCCTTTCGCTTCGTGCCATAGCAAGGATTGGGACCGTGGTGCTTGATGGCCCGCGAATCCTGGTCCTTGGGATTCAACGCCTGCTCGACCGGCACGCCGCGCGCCTCGGCGACCGCACCGAACGGCTGGCCCGTCTCCGCGAGCACCGGCATCTCCGCGCCCAGATTCAGCATGCGCCGAAGGATCACGTCGCAGTAGGCCGGCGACAACTCACAGCCGTAGCCGGTGCGTTCGAGCAGGTGTGCGGCCGCCATCGTCGTTCCGGATCCCATGAATGGGTCGTACACCACGTCGCCCGGATCGGAGAACGCCAGCAGGAAGAACTCCACCAGCGCGCGGGGGAAGGGTGCGGAGTGCGATCCCTGGCTCGACTCCGACTTCACCTCGATCACGTTCGACGGGCGCGCCACGCCCGCGTGGCGGCCCTCGGAGTCGCCTGAAAGACTGTTACGACTTCGCTGCCACGCATCCTGGTTCTTGCCGCCGTCCGCGGCGGCGCCGCGCGCGCCGGTTCCTAAGAGCCCGCTTCCCGATCGCGACTTCGGATTGTTCGGCGAGTAGTCGAAGCAGTCCTCGGACTCATGACCGACGCGCTTCGGCCGGAATTTGATCTGCTGCTGGCGGCAGAAGTGAAAAACACCCTCCCATCCGTTTTTGAATCTGTTTCCCCAACCGCCAGGGACACCGTTGTCCGTCTTGCGCCAGCAGAACTCATCGACGAACCGCCAGCCCCATTGCCGCTTGTGCGCGATCACTAGATCCATCACGTACAAGCTGCGCTCGCCATCTTCGGCGTGTGCCTTGATGTTCAGGAAGTAAGACGCAGAATCCGCGAGAATCGTGGCGATGTTGACGGCCACGTCACGGTACCAGCCGCAGTACTGATCCGGCGGGATCGGACGGAAACCACTCGACGGATCGTACTCCCGCTGGGTGGCGTACGGCGGAGACGTGATACAGACGGCCGCGCGTGCATCGGGCGGGAATAAGAGTCCCAGGCTATTCTGATCGCGGCAGTCGCCACACACCAGCCGATGGTTCCCAATCAGCCACAGATCGCCAGGCTGAGTAACCGCCAGCAGTGGCGTCTCCGGAATCTCCTCCTGCGCCTCGGGAGCCTGCTGCGGTTCGTCTGGCACGGCCAGCAGCGCATCCAGCTCGTCGCCGGAGAAACCCGCCAGGTCAAGATCGAAGCCATCGGTCTGCAGGGCGCGCACCTCCTCAGCGAGAACCACCTTGTCCCATCCGGCCAGTTCCGCCAGTCGATTGTCAGCGAGGACGTACGCCCGCCGCTGGGTTTCGCTGAGGTGGTCCAGTACCACGACCGGCACCTCAGCGAGGCCCAGCTTCCGGGCCGCAAGGAGGCGCCCATGGCCAGCGATAATTCCCGAGTCGGTGTCCACCAGGATCGGATTGACAAACCCGAACTCGACGATGGACGCCGCAATCTGGGCCACCTGCTCCGGCGAATGAGTTCTGGCGTTTCGCTGGTAGGGCCGGAGGCGGTCGACCGTCCAGATCTCGATACGCCGTGCCATGGCTGGCGTGATTGTGGTGGCGTTCATGTCGGTTTGCCAAAAGATAACCAGTCAGGATGACATCCCGACTGGCTGTAGAAAGCTTACTGCCCGACTTACGAGCCGCTGCCCGAACCGGAACCGTTGCCCGATGCCGGGGGCGCCGGCGCCAGCGCAACATTGATCTGGAACGACACCACCGCGCCCGCCACCACATCCACCGTGGTCGTCTCGGTCACGCCGTCGCCCACCACCGTGATCACCACGCTCCCGGTCTTCTGCGCCACGCCGGTGGCGCTCATGCCATCCGACGCCGCGGTGAGAGTCAGGATCGTCGAATCCGAGGTCGAATACACCGGCGGATTCTGAAATGTCGCCGGGTTACCGGCCGCGTCCAACACGCTGGTCAACGTGACCAACAGGTCGCTGTTCACTGCGAAGTTATTGCCTGCCATCTTCTTTTCCTTTCCTTTTCTGCGCAAAGCGCGGACTACAATTTGAAATCGTGCTACCCTCGGCCGCCGGGGTTTCCTTCCCCCCGAGACGGCCATTCGGCAGCGCTCATACAGTCTTTTCGCCAACCGGGTGGCACCCACACCGAATTCCGGGTCCATCGCGAGATCGTGGATTACCGAGTGCCGCAGCATGGTGCAATGCAAACCAAAATCTATTTCGGTGTTCTTACCGGAACCAGTGCGGCCGCGATGGCACCCACCGTGGCTGGGATTGATGCCGGTTGCGATCGTGATACCACGGGTCGTCAGGATGGTGTCCCCACCCCGCATCCTTCCACTGCGTTGCGCCCTGCGCGGAGGGTTGCTGCTCCGCGCGTTTCATGGTCGCGGCCGCAACCACGCCACGGAGCGGTGGCGCCGCCAACGGCTGCGCTCGCGTCGCCGCCGCCTTCGAACCGCACACCGGACAACATCGCGGGCAGAAACTTCCCGGATGGAACACCGGCTGATGCATCTTCTCCGTGCGCCCGCCGCACATCCGGCACGCGGCATTTGCGATTGCCGATTGAACGCAGTGTCCCATCAGCGCGTAAACCAATCCCGCCGCTCGATCCACGGTTCGCGCTCGCGGCCGCTGGGCGGGGGCCGTTGCGGTCCGGGCCGGGCACCTGGGGATCGCTCGGCATCCTCGCCGCTGGATTTGGCGGCGACCATCGCCTCGATCTGTTCGGCCTGCTTGTTTAATCGAAAGCGATTTGCGATCAGCGATTGCAGCGCGGCGTAAGCGTAAGTGCGACAATTCCCGGCGATGAAACTTCGCCCTTTTCGCCTGCAGATCAAGGTGCCATTGGGAACCGTTGCACAGTACACCATCCCGTCATAGGGGACCATGCGACCGATATACTCCCGCCTTCCCTTTCCACCTCCGTCCAGGGATGCCTTCTTCACCCGGCACTCGCTCACGTGATATTGCGGGCGGGTGTTCATACCGAATCGGCCTTCGATGCAGTACGGTTGCGGAGCGCGGACCCGGATGTTGGCGGCGCAATTGGTCTTGAGGAACAATTCCTGATAATCGTCCGCCAATTGGCGGCTGATGGTGGCAATGGTCCGATACCGGCCGCGTTGCGTCCACCCATCGCCTTTCACCGCAGCCTCCAGACAGCGGGAGATAATTTCCGGGGGCGCGTCTTTAATCCACTGCGGAATCCGCCGCGTGTCCTGCCTGCCGCCGCATGCATCCAAGAAACGGTAAAGCTGTTTCGATAGGCAAATGAATTTCCGGCCTGCGTTGCGGGTATCCGCGGCGATATGCCACTTCCAGGGAAGGCGCTTCAGAAGTGTTTCTATGCAGTCATACTTCGCGCCGACATTCTGGGAGATCTCCACACGATAGCGACGATTCCCTTGGGTCCGGCTCACGGGCGAGACGCGCGCTCCCTCGGCCACGTACCACCCGATGAACTCCGCCATATCTCCGGCATCGACCTCGCGGCGGGGTTCGATCTCAGACCCATCGTTGTCTTTGTAACTCGCCGGGACTTCCATGCGTATGATCGGATCCCCCGCCCACGTGCCGGTCAGCTTCAACTGATGGTGAATCGTGAGATCCTTGGCCAGAGCGATCCGAGGCGGTACATCGAAACGCCACCTTCCCAGCGACCGATCGAATTCTTTGCGATAGGTCACCATTCGGTGATTTGCAGTAACCAGGATGTCTATGCGGCGGCCATAAATCTCCACCATTGGACCACGATGGCGGCGGGCGATCAGGCGTTCCGGCGACTGATATTCAATCGCGTCTGTCTCCAGATTCACGGTGGCCAGGAGGTCTTCCGCGCAGAGGGCTGGAAATCGTTTCCACCCCGCCCGCGTGAGCACTTCCGTCTCTCGATCAAAACAATCGAGCGCCTCGTTTCGGACGCCGGTTTTCTTGATCCACTCGCGATGCGC